CTCTTTCTTCTTCCCTATATTATACTTGGTTTCCAATGTCCAATCTTCTTTTTCACTGTAAGACAAAACCTTAATTTGACTCAAAGGAGCAACAGGTTCTGCCTCTCCTAATACTTCAACTAATCCCCAATCCTTCAACAAATTCGTGATAGTGTTTCTTCGTGCAATATCATTTTCTGATAGGTTAGTCTGCTTACCATCCAAAGCAAATAACTCTTTAAAATGCACAATAAAATACCGTCCCTGCTTATGTAGTATATGACAGGACTGATATAATTTTCTTTCTTTTCTAGAAGCAACACCTATACGAGATAGAGTCTCTCGTACTTTTAAAAAATCATCTGGTTCTTTCAGAGTAATTTCTAACATCTGCTCCTGAGTCCAATTAACCTCTTCCATCTCTTCCACCTTTATTTAATTTTTTCTTTATAGCGGAAATCTGTTTAGTGTCTAGTATATCAAGAGCATCCCTTGCCTTTTCATTGCCGTATCCATAAAACTCTTTAACATATTCTAGATTATCCAATTTCTTCGCCTTCATCCAAGGTGCAAATCTATTCCTTGGTCTTAAACTATTTAGTAAATAGTCAAATTGGAGTTTCTTCCCTAAATGGTGATATTGGTTTAATTCGTTAACTAATAGTATAGTGTCTGTAAATGGTGCCAAACATTTATTTACAATATAAGGAGGATATCGTTTTTCCCATTCTTCATCTTCTGTGTCTAACAGATTTTCTTTTGTTTGATTAATTGCCTTGAGATAGTCTTTTAGTTCATAAGTCATAGGCTTCTTCCATTGTCATCATTCTAGATTCACCCATTTCTTCTTCATTTGCTCGTTCAATCAATAACAAATCCTCTTTTGTTTTTCCACTAGACATTAAAGTTATAGTATAGGCTCTCGGACTTTGACAAAAACAAAACATGTCTACAAGACATTCAGCTTTAATACCTATTATTTCTCGTACTTGATCTCTAGTAACTTTTATATTTGGTTGAAAATATTCTGTGCCATATACAGAATGAAATAAACCAGCATCCTGTACATACTCTTCAGCACCCCATTCTTTCAAAAGATCGTGTGTACCTATAAGGTGATGTAATAAAGTATTAGATTCATGAAGACATTCCTCACACCCCAATCGTTTTAAAAAATCAATTTTTGTAATAGTCAAGTCGATCAACACCACCTATCTCCAAATTGCATTTAAAAACTATACAAGTCCTTAACTCATAGCATTGTCTAGAAACTGGTTGTGCTTGATGCCACAAACTAGCATCAAATACAACTAATCTATTTCCTACATATTCAATAAAAGTACCGTCTACCACAGTTCCACCACCCCAATCCTCATCCCAATCACATCGTGGATAATAGATCATAGTAAAATCACCATCATCCTGATGCATATGAGGTTCTATACCATGTGTATGAGCATTCATGTATATACGTACAAAATTATCAAGAGCATATTTCTCTTTAAACTTATATTTTATTTTTGCAGTATCCCAAATAGGAAGTACCCATTCATATCCATCGTCTAATATTTCTTTTGGATTTTTCCCACATAAAACATGCCAGTGCTTATTAGGACTTCCTATTTTAGAATAGTAATCATATTTCCAAGAAAGGTCATTCATCTGCAACTGAATAAATTCTGCTACATGCTCTTCAAGAACATTATCATATACATCCATTGTCATTTAAATTTTACCTTTGCCATCACCTCTGTCAAAAATGCGAGGGTATTTATTTCTTGGTCTGCAACAAAAGCCGATTTATACTGATACTCACCCAATAATATAACCAACAAAGGAATACTGTTCCCATCAATATAATCATACATATGGTCATAAACATTACGGAACAGACAAACAGGATCGTTGTCCAGATTGTTAATAACCCATTTACGAACATTGGTAAACTCCTTATTTTTCATAGAGTGTATTAATTCTTTAATATTTATCTCTGATATATCTACAAGTATTCCTGCATCAATCGTGCCAGAAACAGAATATCTTTGAAGTTCATTTAATATTCTTCTCCAATCTGGAAAATGTTTATTTATGACTTCGGCAAGAACTCTCTCATCATATGTAATTTTTTGCTCATCCAAGATTGTCTTTAATCGATTAAGAAATGACATTGCCAGTTGTGGTTTTTCTGAATTAGGAATCACAAATTCCACCACACTACAACGAGAATGTAATGGTTCAATCAATCGGTTTTTATAATTACATGTGAGAATGAACCCACAGTTATTGTGGAATTCTTCTATCAATCCACGCAATGCTGGTTGAGTTGATTGGGGATTTAAATAATCTGCTTCATCCAAAATAAGATACTTCCGTCCACCATGTAGAGACACAGTAGACGCAAAGTTTTTTATCTTGGTTCGCAGAACATCGATACCAGATTCTTCAGACCCATTAACCATCATATAAGTCGAACCAAGTTCATCTAGCATTGCTTTTGCTATTGTTGTCTTACCAACACCTGATCCACCTGATAAAATTAAATTGGGGAGTTCTCCTTGTTTAACAAATTCAGAGAACGTATCTTTTAGATTTTTAGGAAGTATACAAGATTTTACATTCTTGGGACGATATTCCTCTACCCATAGAAAAGTTTCCATAATATAAATTCCTCTCACTATACATTATAAGCAGACTCTGGTTCTAATGCAATCCAATACTGAACATTCACCTTTTCATTCCAAAAATGAGAAATTCGTTTTGAAGAAACATTAACATCATATTTGCCAGGTATTAGTTTTAAATTTTCAACCTTAAACCAAAACTTATATGACACATTTTCTTCTTGATTATCGATATCAAGTTTTACTGCATAATCATTTGCTGTTGCATTCTTCTTATCCGTAACTTTAAGCACAGCAGTACCCAAGTCCATTCCTTCCAAACACATATCTGGTGCTCCAATAACATGTGATGCTTTTGTAACATCCGAAAGCATTGCACTAGACAAGTTAAAAGAAATCTCACATTCTGGCATAGCAAGTTCTTTAGTTGGACTGCTAACCACTGATGGATCAGAATACCAATATTTTAAAGATTTTGTTGCTGCAATATTAGATTCTGTCATCACAACAAAATCCTCTTTAAACTTCAACTCTGGTTTTTCGAAAAGAGATAATGCCGACAGAAATTCATTCAAATCATAAATTGCAAATTCTCTTATAAATTTTTCCTTGACCTCTGCCTTGGCAACAATATTCTTCATTGCAGACATTGTAGAAATACTACTACCTTTACCTATTTGAAGATTCTGATTTATTGTCGAGAAATTCTTCAACACCGTTATAGTGTCACTACTTAGTTTCATTCACTGTTCTCCATATCGTGTACATGTAAAGCTATAATACCATAATGTAACACTTTTAGCAAGTCACTTCTGTCCTTACCATTCTTTTTTCCGTATCGTTGTGCATATTTCATAATGTTACCGATACAAAAACCTTCACCATGACCACCATCTATAATGAACTCTGTTGCTTGATATTTGTTCTTGCTGTAGTGTTCATCATAAGTGGAATCAATATATTCATGCAAGTCAGTTAAAATTGCGTCTTCATCATACTTGTACTGAATCTTTTTTTCGTTGCTCATACTTTTCCTTTTCATTATCACTCATGTATTTTTTCATCTCCCTTTCAGAATCATTAACATTCCAATTAAATGCCATCGACCGTCTTTCACCTTCACCAAAGAAGGGAAGTACTTGATGTTTTAACCAGTTAGGAAAGATTAACATCACTCCTACTTCTGGTTTTATATAATCTTCAGTTTGAGGTTTGAGTTGTAATAGATCTTTTCTAGTATTTGTACCCCAAATTAAATGAGTAAATCCATCAACAGCACCACTGGCATTATTAATATTTGGATTCTCACCATCTAATTTTTTAATACACTCAGGAACTTTTAACCACAAAAACCCAGATAGTCCTGCCATAGTTTTCACACCATGATCATGAAAAGGATTGTAATCCCCTGCATATGCATGATTTGTCCAGCAATTATACACCTCTGCCTTTGAATCTCTTTGATATGCAGACTTGAGATAAGTAGTGCCTACCTGATCTAAAATCGTTTTTAATGTAGACCCAACTTCATCATCCATAGGAAATTCTAGTTGAGCAGATTTTTCATCGTTTTTCATTTGACCAACAAGACCAGATGCATAACTCTTATTAGCAGGAATAATATCAGTATCAATATGGGTATTCAACTCATCAATAATTTCATCAGGTACTTCTACCCTCATAATATTTAATGCCTTGATAGGACGTAAAGCAATCCTCATACCATGATTTTGTTCTAGATGTTTCTCTTCTTCTCTTTTAAGTGCAACGGCATCTTCTAATGCCTGTTCTTGATCTGTATTTTCTTTCATGACACCACCACCAAGATCATCTAGCTTGCCATCAAATATCTTCACTCCCATAAATCACTCCTTATAGATTATTATATAATAAAGGAAAAGAGGGTTAAAGTCAACCCCCTTTCCCAATTTTATGAGATTATTTTACCTCAATAAGACGAGGTTTTTTCTCTTCTGGAACGACACGTTCAAGATCAATCATGAGCATACCGTTTTCCAGTTTTCCACCGTTCACAACGATGTCATCAGCAACCGTGAATTTGCGTACAAATTTCCGATACGCAATTCCCTGATAGGCCATACCCTGATCATCCTTATCAGCATTCTCTTTTGTAGAACGAACTGTAAGAATTCCATCAGCCACCTCAACCTCAATGTCCTTCTTGCCAAAACCAGCAAGGGCCATTTCGATTACGTAATTATAGTCACCTTCCTTTCGGATGTTATAAGGTGGAAACCCTGTAACCCCAGCATCAGGAAGACGACCCAGAGTATCAAATACCCTATCGAATCCGACAATATGAGGTGAGAGTTTGTGAAAGTTGTCCCATAAGGGAGCGAGTGCATTGCTTGTAACCATTTTATGATCTCCTTTAATAAGCAAGATTGCATTTTGTATCCCGATTATTCGGCGATACAGTAAGTGGTTGTTTTTTTCGGTTCAGATGTTCCCATCAAGGTATTTGCAACTGAACCAACGGTTAAAAACTACCAAAAACTCCGTACACGGGGATGACCCGTATTCCTAATCATATATCTATTATATAGGTTCCTTAACAAAAAATCAAGTCCCTTTTTAAAATTTATTCAATATTTCCAATAATGTGTATTCTTCCCTCATCAGAAGCATTGACAGCAGTATGCATTTTAGTAGTATCTACAATAAAATAAGACCCATTAATAGGAAGATGAAACACTTGTTTTTCAATTATTATCCAACAATCCTCATTTGTAGTTACTACTAAATGTATTCTTTTTAAGTTATCTCTATGATAACTATAACATCGTTTTGGTTTTAAATACATAAGTCTAGTATGCGTCATTTTAAAATTTTCTATTAAATCATTTGTATATGGCATATCAAATAATGGAAATTTAAATTCTGTAGTTTTATGAGAATGAATTTGTTTTCTTTCCCAAGAATTTTTACTGCCTGATTGCCCCACTCCAAGAAAAGGATCATTACTGCCTTCTACTCCCTGTAAACAAAGTTGTCTTGTAATATCAGGAATAACATTTAATTCTGTTTTTATTTTTTCCACATCAATATTAAATTCCATTTCTTTAATCATTTGATTAATCCAAATTTATCTAATCTATCATATACCTCTTCTAAAGGATGTCTTAAACAAAATTTTAATATAAGTCTAGAATTAGGGTCTGGTTCTACTCCATGAGGTCTATGTCCAACGTCAACAAAAATAGCATTGTATGGATATGATTTGTGTTCTATGTGTATTATAGGTATTGTCTCTAATAAATTTAAATTAATAGAAACCATATTATCTTCGTCAAAATGATGTGAAAGTGATGTATTTGGAAATTGATAAGAAAATCGTGGAAAATTATTCATACCATAAATACCCAAATCCATTTCAACATTTCTTGTTAATTCTTTTAAAGGTGAATTATCCCTAATAAAAAGTTGATACCAATATAATTCCTTTCTCTTAGGGACTGACCAATGCCATTGTCCTTCTTGAATATTTTCATAAAAAACATTTCTCCAATATTCTTTATCAATCTCATAGTCTAAATGCCATAAAGGTTGTTGTTCCCATCGTTGAAAAGCATCTTCATATGATACATCAAAAATTGAAAATTTTATTAATAACCTTTCTTCTTCAAATGCAGGAACTGAATGCCTCTTTCTAAGATTAAGTAAAGCACATTTATAATTAATACCACCTCCCTCTTCAAAAACTACAGGAGAATATTTGTCAGATAATATGATATTAATAGAACATTTTGTATTCATATCTCGATGCATAGGAACACTAGTGTTTGCTTGTTGTTTATAGAATCTAGGTCTAACATCATTTGATTTAAATCTATATTTAATAAGATCAGTCAATCTTCCTATTTCTTCAAAATTTGAGAAATCGATTATTTTTCCTTGTAACCAAGTCGGAGCATATTCAAAAAAAGTATTTTCATTTGATCTTCCACCAATTTCAAAAGGTTGATATTCTACACTTTTTTCCTCCTCAAGTAGTTTGTCAACATTATACTCGAAATTTAATTCTTTATAGTATGTAGTTTGGTTCATCTATTTTTAGTTCCGTGTTTGCAAAATCATTAATTACGACAGACATTTCTTTTGCCAATTGTCTATGCTGTTCATCATCATAATGAAGTGTGTCCAATTTAGGATTTTCAGGTTGTGGTAACAAATAAGAAGGACATTGTAATTTTATCATTTCTATCAAAGAATTAAAATATATTTCGTTCTGTTCTTCCATAGCAAATCTGTGTTTATGTAAAGAATTAATAGTTGGTTCAAAATTCCCTCTATCGTGATATCTCCTTTTATATAAACCGTAAATTTTCATTTTTCTCATCCAATTAGAATGAGTATCGTCCTCAGTATTATCACCACCAATTACAACCCCTCCTAAATTAAATCTCCAAAAAGGTGGTACATCAATGATTACCAAATTTGGTTCTAAATGTTTATTGTCTAACCAATCTTTAAGTAAGAGATCACAAGTTCTACCTCTCCAAGCTAAATTAATAATTTCTGAATTAGTTTCTAGGTAATCTACCCAAGTAGGATAATGTCTTTTAGAATTACTTGCACCTAATACTACTACCTTATGTATGCTCTCCATAATATTCTTTCTCCATTCACATTGAAATTAGGTTTACGTCTATGTAACGCAGATTTATTTTCCATGAACAATAATCGTTTTGGTTTCCATGCTACTTCTGTTATATCTTGGGATAATACAATATCACCAATTTCTTTAAGTATTTGTTCATTATCTGATGTTATTTTCGTAAAAGGACACCATCTTGTATAGTATCCTTTTTCATCCTTTTCTATAAGATTCATTGGAGTTTTATTTGCTTTTATTGAATAAAGTCTTGCTTGAGCTTTAGTTTCAAATTTAAAAAAAGTATTGTTATTAATTGTTTTTTTAAAATCAAGAGTGACCATAACATTTTTATATTTTTCTGCCACATCATCAGATAATCTTGTTGAAATAATTTGTGTAACTGGAGAACTTTCATCACATTTTTCACACCATAAAGCACTATATTTTGGAAAGTATCTTACATGAGAACCATCTTGATGCCACTCTTGAAGAGTTACAGAAGTTGTTTCCTTTATAGTTACCTGTTTTAAATCAAGTTCAATATCTACATTACCATAATAACCCAACATGTTAATTGCATCGTCAAATGTTTCTACATTATCATAGATTTCTATCATAATCCCTCCTTATGCATAATAAAAAGTGGTTCTATACAATTCTCTTTTTTCAGTGTTATCAAGAGTTGCATCTCTTTTATGAATTGTCATAAGTTGATCAGATAAAACTATATCACCCCTTTCCCATTCATGAACATAAAGATATTTATCCTGTAATAGTCTATCAACCAATTCTTGTTTATGTTTAAACTCTGGCATATGTGAGAATGGGAAATATAGTGTCTTCTTTTTTGTAACTGGGTGTGTTCTTACCAATTTCTTTTTTACTTTAATCAACCATCTACCAGATTTTAATTGTTTAGCATTTATGTTTTTATTTTCTAAACCTTTTCGTAAACCATCCCTGCTTCTAAAATTCCATTCATCGAGTTTAACAATATCGTCCATTGTTAAATCTCCACCACCAGTATATATTCTACCACCATTCTTTATGTTGTTTACGTTTGACATAGTAATCCAAACATCATCAAGTTCTGTTTTTAATTTTTCTGGCAAATCTTCATACATACGGTAACAAAGAGCCCATGTAGTAGGTGCTTCTTTTATTACTTTTCTACCATATAAACAAACAACTTCTTCTGGATCTACACAAAATATACTATTACAATGCCAATCAAGATACCCTCTACTGAATAAACCTTGTTTACCGTTATTGAGGGTCTGATTCGTAACTCTAAGAATTATAGGATATTTTATATGAGAAGCATGATTTGTATAAATTTGAAACTTTCCCCAAGACAAATTTAATTGATAAAATTCCTCATCAGTCATCCTTTGATTTTTTAAGACAACTATGCCTTTTTCGGCAACTTCTTTAATTACACCATTCATCTTTTAACTTTCCTACTGGCAATAGTGCCGTAAATTGTTCTTTAAAATCTACACGATGTCTACATAATTGATTATCTAATATTACTATATTATTTTTATTATCAGCACTGAAATTAGTTAATTTATTTTTATCATAAATTTTAAATCCCGACCAGTTACCTTCAATCAGAATTTTCATATGCATTCTTTCATTTCTAGGTTCATGTATTGAACCATCATTATGACTAGGTACGTCTTTATATATTTTCATTATTGTTATTTTTTCTATAGTTTCAAAATATACTCTTTTTAAATATTCCAGTATAGGATGATTAGGAGATTTATCCAACAGATTCATTGTTTCTGTAATTCCAAAATCTTCATGAAAGAAATAATCTTTATATTTTTCACCGGCTTTATCTTTTGGTGAATTATTGAATATTTTCATTATATCATTTTGAAATGAATTGATATTACTATCGAAAAGTTGTTTATGAGGTTTAGAAAATTCAAACCGAAATTCTTTATATTTGGGTAATATTATTTGACACACCCTTTGCGATGTGTTGTATATAGAATATTCTCCATCTAGAGGAACCCACTCATATGGTGAAATATAAGGTTTTGCATTTTTACAAGTGAGATTAAAAAGATATTCTGATTTATAAATGTGAGCAGACCAGAATAGTCCTTTGTAATTTAAATCTTCAGCAGTTTTTATTTGTTTTGGTACAATGTATTGCCAATTTGGTCTAAATCGATTTTTTCCTCTATTGAAACCCTTTACATATTTTGGAGATACATAATGTCGAGAACTTACACGTGCTATTTCATCTGTAATTTTTTGTAGACCACCAAAACATACAAGATTTTCTTTATCTAATAAAACATCAAATGTAATCATTAAATCTAATTTTAAGTTCTTTAAAGTATAGTTTTTTTCAAGAGATAATCTACGTTCAGATGTTGATATTTCTAACAATTCTTCATAAAAAATTTCTTTGACTTTGTATGGACAATCTTTTGATAGTATATTAAAAACTTCCATGATGATGTTCTTTGTGCTCGCCTTCGAATGGTGCT